CTTGTCCCGCTACGGTACGACTAGATATGGTATGTGTACCATGTCCGTTTTTGTACCAACTTGGCAGGATCCAATCCCATTCTTGCCTTGTGTCCGAATTTCCCTGTTTAATTCTCAAATTCCGATTTGCGCACATCTGTTCCGTTTTCACGTCATGTATGCACAACGTCTTTACGATCCTGATTGGCGTCTTTGGTACTATGTCCATTATAGCTCGCTGTCGAGCTAATGCACTGTCAGAAACTTGACAGTGAGTTATATATCCACATATGATGACATGCCCGAGAATGTCCTGTTTGGTGCTAGTCTAGGTCATACTCGTAGATTGGTACTACTCCGTAGTAGAATTCGGCATATCCGATAGGTTCATCCAGTTCGTCGGATTCGTCTTCAATTTCCACTCTGTGCGTTCCGACGTAATTGTCCGGTTCGCACGCATCGCACCCTTCACACTCTTCGTGCATTAAGCGCTGATTTTCCGCTTCTTCCAGAAAGTCACGTTCCTGGTCATTGTCCATTTTTGCCCCTTATGTCAGGAGCATGTCATCATATGAGGATATACAACATTAGACCGGCATGTCTAATTTGTGCTTGTTATGCGAGTTGTCCGACTTCCCACAGATTGTCACAGTTGTTATAGCTGTCTGTGGAATATTCGGCATTCTCGTGATAGTTGCACATTTGCACCCAATGTACCCTTACAATGGGATTGTGCAGCGTAGGCTGGGTTTGGATGATTCCTACGCATACGTCGAGTCTGTCCGGTTCGTCCCGAATGTCTGTGTTGAGCGATTCGCACGGAAAGTACCCGTGTTCCTCGCAATCCTCTACTTCGTACCGTTTTACGATGGTTCCTACCCTAAGAGGCATTTTGTTCCCTGTCTCCCTTTTGTCCGTTTCGAGAGACATGCCGGTTTAATACTGTATATCCGATTGGACGGTAAAACGGCCAATTAGATATACTATGATATTCCTTCTGCTACCATAGTATGCTATATGCTGACATGTCCGGATTTGTCTAGTTTAGACTGATTGGTGGGGGAATGTACTCATCTGTACATCTTGGCCAGAACATTACCCTTTCGGGTACTACGTTGGTTTTTGGTAACTTTCGTAGCCTTTCGTACATATCGGGCTTTTTGCGCCAAATACGCATTTTGTTCCTTTCCACATATATAGGTAGATCATACGGATTTAAACGCCTATGTCCCTTTTTACTGGTTTTAGATCAGATCGACCGAAACGATCTCTTCGTCGAGAGTGTCGGCATTGTCGTATGTGCTCTCGATGTCGAAAATGCCGATATTCATAATTTCGCACTCTTTGAGCTGTTCGACCGAAATTTCCTTATCGTCGTCATCTTCCAGATAGTCCGCGATGTCCAACTCGTACGTGATTGTCGCGGTTCTGGTGATCTGAACCTTTTGTCCGGGTCGGAGGATTTCGTCGCTCTTAAGCCTAATGGCCATTTTTGTCTCCTTATATCCGTTTTGGGGAGACATAGGCGTATAGATCCGTATGATCCTGAGACATCCTACTTTAGACCGTCATGTCCGTTTTGTTGTCTTATCCGGCTGCCCATTCCATTTCTGTCGTATCGCACGTTGTGTCACAGTAATGGGCGTCATAGTAGAAATTGTCCGTTTCTGGGTAGATTTCGTCCTCTTCGAACTCTTTGTAATCATTGTCCGTTAAGAGGATAATTCGCGTTGCGTCGTACTTGTCCCAAAAGCGCTGTTCGTCCATTTTGTGCTCCTTGTCCGATTTCGTCGGACATGACGGTTTAGAGCAGGATGTCTGATATAGTGGCTTTAGACGGGTATGTCTGATTTGTCAGGTTTTTGTTACTTTACGGTGATTTTGCCGCTTGGCAGCCTTTCGACCGTTGCGTACCACTTGCGAGAAGTGTACGGGTTCGGACCGGTTACGGTGTATTTGACGTCGTTTGTCGCCAAATCGTCGCCCTGCCACACAATGCCGTCATTGCCCATCGTTGTCTCGTAAAGTTCGACTTCGCTGGGGTTTGCGGCGATTGCGTCCTTAAGTGCCTTTTTGGTCGGAATGTCCGATCCGTCCGACTTATTCCTTGCGCCTACATTGACCCACTGTGCCATGATTTACCCCTATGTCCGTTTTTGGCAGACATACCCGTTTAGAGCCACTATATCACGGATGTCCGATTGGACGGGAAAAGCCCCAATTGTTCATTCTAAGGTAATTCCCTCCCTATGTCATGACATCCTACAGATAGTCCAGACATAGACGGATATGTCCGTTTTGTCAGCTTTTAGCTACAACGGTGGCATTTGCCCTTTGCGTCCAGAACTCGACACCTTTGGCAGGTCTTGCACTTTCTGCCCCTCAATGTCGCAAATGTCCATTCTGCGATGGCTAATTCCCAAATGTCCATATCTATCCCCTTTTGTCCGTTTTTGTTAGGAGATATCGGACATATCCGTTTATGCCTGGACTATCTAGTACGTACCGGTTTAGGTGGACATGTCTCTGATGTCCGATTTGTTACTGGATGGTCAGGAAGTCTGATTTGACCGAAAAGGTCGGAAAGCCCAAATCCTCACCATTGTCGTCTATGCGGAGAATGGTGCAGATTGTGGTGATTTCGACTGAATGTCCGATATCCTCCTGGTATGTCTGGGTTGAGAGGATTGTGTACAGTTCGTCATTGTAGGTCGCCCTTGTCCCGATTTTCGGGATTTCAACCGAAATGTCCATCTTGTCTCCAATGTCCGCTTTCGGAGACATGTCCACTTAGACCGATACGTACTGAATCATCCAGGTATAGGCGTGTATGTCCGCTTTTGTCTACGGTTAGGCGGTTTTGACGGTTATGTCTGCGATGTCGATGTTGTCGTAGAAGTCCACAATCTCATCCTTGTGAAGATTGTGGAGAATGTCCAGAATGTCTTCTCTGGTCATTTTGTGCGTTGTGTCCAGTCCTGTACCTTGTGCGTTGATTTCTACGATAAAGTTCATTTTGTCTCCAATGTCCGGAAATGGGCGGACATACACACTTATGCCTGGATGATTCTAACTTATCCGGTTTTATACCCTCATGTCCGTTTTTGTCTAGATTAGTAGGTTACGAGTATATCGTCCCATTCGAGCCTTATGGCCGCTTCGACCAGTTCGGGTGAATAGTAGAAATAGTCCGGGTGATCCCGGTCTAGCTCGTATTGTCCCATTTTGGGAGGCTTCACCACGATTGGCTCGATTTGTCCCTCATTGCGCAGTCTGTCCATTTGGCGCTCAATGTCCCGCTTTGTGCAGGTTCTGGCGGGACGCACCGTATAGGGGTGTATATGGTATATGTCCATTTTTGTCCCCTCTTGGGAGGACATGAGGGCATAGAACCGGATAAGTCCTATTCTGTCACTGTTTAGTTCTCAAAGACCGATTTCGGACGATCCGTGACATTTTCCCGATCTGCCGGGATTTTCCGTGTTGTCCGATTTCCCCGTTTCCTGCTACTTTAAGTGTAGCTCGGCCTGGTTTGGCACGAAATATCAGGATATGTCCGTTTTGTCATCTTATTTCCGGTCGAAAAATATCCCACTAAAACCGGACATATGATGACATGTCGGATAATACCACAGAAAAACGGAAAAACGGACATTGATCTGTGACTTGCGTCACACCACTATGTCATGACATGTACGAAATGTCTGGGAGAACCCAGATCATCCGGGTATAAGAGTGTATGTCCGGATTGTGCTAAATGAGTGAAAGGAACCTTTCGTACGCTTCTGCGAAATCTGCGGTAGAATGTACGGGTATGTCCTTTTCGTCATCTTTGTCTGGAGTGTCGTTTATGACCAGAACGTACAGATTGTCCGTTTCGATCAGAATGACCGCTATGCCAGGATTGTCCTTTTTGTTACCACATGCACACATTCTTGGCATTTTAACTCCTTATGTCCGATTTTGTGTGTTTTGTCGGACATACACTCTTATACCCAGATGATCCCGGATCAGCCACTTATGTCCTGCCATGTCCGTTTTTGTCCGATTATTGGAACATTCGTCCGAAATCTACGGTAATGTCCAAATCGTCTGCGAAGTCATGAATGTCCGATTTGCTAACATGGTGGAGAATGTCCACTATGTCCTTTCTGTCCAAAACGCGCGTTGTGGTAATTTCGTCCCCTTCGCCCGTTTCGCCCAGCTCTGTCTCTATACATACCCAAAAACAGGTTTTTGCCATTTTTGTCTCCTATGTCCGATTTGTCAGACATGGCAGAATATGAGTGGCTGATCCTGATCTATGCGGATTTAGGTGGACATGTCTGTTTTGGTCTAGATCAGACCGATTTTCCAGGGTTCGACCTCTAATGTCGCATTTGGGTCGATTACGGTGTAATTGCCCGATTCGTCACCATTGAAGACGATTTCGGTGATTATGACCGTATTGCCCGAGTTGGGCATTTCGAGAACTATGTACGAAGGGCACGGTTTGTCCGTTTCGCACCTTATGCAGAATTCCTCCTGGAATCCCACCATTGTCCCGTATTCTACTCTTTCGTCCATTTCGCCCATTCTGCCTACATATGCGTAGGTTGTCATGGTTTGTCTCCTTATGTCCGTTTTTTTGGGAGACATGTCCACTTAGATCCGCATAGATCCTGACTTATCCGGTCTTAGCACCCTATGTCCGTTTTGACTGTTTAGTCTTCGATGTCCGTTATGGCTGCTCTGGGGTTAAAGCGGTATTCGAGCTGGTTTGCGTTGTATGCGGCTATTGCGGCTTTTAGCGTGGTTTCGAACGTTATGCGGTCTATGACCATTACGCCCGACATGTCGCATGCGTCCCAAGTGTCGCAAATGAGCGAGTATGGGAGACCTAGGTCGGTTTCGGCTGCTTTGCCTAGTTCGTCCGCAATGTCCAAATTGGCTATTTCGCGTGGAACACGCATCTTGTCTCCTAATGTCCGCTTTTGTCCGGACATAGGATGTTAGGACCGGATAAGTCCTATTTTTCCTCTTTTTCCCCTGTTTAGTTGTTAAATAACGATTTGGTTGGATTTCCCCGGTTTTTCGGAAGTGTCCGAAATTTCCGTTTCCGCCCTTTGGTACCCTTCCAGTATACAGGGGGGGCCTTTGCCCGTATATATCGTATATGTCCGTTTTATGACGATATTTCCGGTCGAAAATTATGCGCACATATCATCATATTCCCGATAATTCGGACATATCCGTGCAAAAACGACATATGGGAAGTTGATCTGTGATCTGCGTCACGTAAGGGGGTATATATGATGATAAATCGGACATATCCGGAATATCGGGTGCACTATTATGATGATAAAATAGGACATATCCGTATAATCCGGACTGTGATCTGGGTCACAGATCCACTTCTCAATGATGATAAATCGTATATTTCGGACATATGGTCTCATTGTAGTCAAGATCAACATTTTTCGGAAATATCATGATTTTTGGTGTATTTGGGTTGAAAAAGGGAAAATCGTCTTAAAATGGAAAAATCACGCCAAACCAGTTCAAAACTACAAAAATCCGGACATTTCATCGTTTGTCGGATAAATCAAGATCAACTACTACAAAATATGACAAAAAACGCAAAAGCACATAAAACGTTGCCAAATATAGCAAAATATACTATATTGGACTAATATACATAAATTGGACTAATGGAACTTTTTGGCGCAAACGGAACTAATACACATAAATTATAGCATAAGCACACTAATACACACGAAATATACTATAACGGTAATATCATAGCATAATGGACAAAGTACTCATACTATAGCATAATATACTATAACAGTCATAATATAGCATAATATAGCATATTGGACATTTAGTATAAGAGTTACTAATATACATAAATCGGACATACAGAACTAATATACATGATATATAGCATAATAGTCATACTATAGCATAACATACCAAAAGTTACTAAACATACTATATTGGACATATAGTATAAAAGTAATAAAACGGTAATACTATAGCATAATATACTAAAAGTTACTAATACACACAAATCATAGCATAATATACTATATTGGACTAATAGAACTAATGCACATAAATCATAGCATAACATACTATATTGGACTAAATATACTAAAACGGACATTTGGTATAAAAGTTACTAATACACATAATATATACTAAAAGTTACTAAATATACTAAAACGGACACAACGGACATATGTCACAAATAGAACTAATATACATAATATATAGCATAATATACCAAATATGTACAAAACGGACACACCGCACACAAAACGGACATTTAGTATATATGTTATAAATAGAACTAATACACATAAATAGAACTAATATACATAATATATAGCATACTATACTATATTGGACTAATACACATAAATAGAACTAATACACATAAAGTATATGCTAATATACCATATAGTACTATAACAGTCATAGTATAGCAAAACGGACATATAGAACTAATATACATAATATATAGCATACCATACTATAACAGTAATAGTATAGCATACCATAGTATATTGGACATATAGAACTAATACACACATACAGTAGCATATCATACTATAACAGTAATACTATAGCATAGTATACCATACCATACCATATAGGACTAATGCACATAAAATATATGCTAATATACTATATTGGACTAAACGGACATGTGAGTCATAATATGAAAAACTATATTAATTTTCTCAAAAGGGAAAAATCGGACACGGCAGGGCTCACGAACATTGGGAAGAAAATAAGTGTCAACGTGTTGACAAAGATTGAGCCATTTTTAGGTGTCAACATGTTGACACAATTATGTTTTCTACAAAAATAGGAGAGGCAGAAAGATCTGTAGACTCGTTGACACAGTGTACAAAAGAGTTGATCTTGGTATGATAAGCGTAGAGAGGAGGTGTCGTCAATGGTCGAATATCCAGAATGGGATCCAAATCAAGCACTCAAGAACATGACTATGGAAAAAGCCCTGGAAGGTCTAGACAACAATATTGCCGTAGCCAAGAGACTTTTCGAAGAAAATCTACCTCTCTCTGTAATGTCTATCTGCCATTTAGCAGTTAATAGTGGAAACGAAGGTATCAGATTCAACGCTGCTAAGTACGTGGTAGATCGTACTATGGGTCCTGCTGAGAAGTCTTACGCTCCTGACGGACAGGAAGCTTGGAAGACTGTGTTTGACAGCGTGCTTACTGAGGCAGAAGGATACCTGTCTAGAGAGGATTAAGTAATATGCCTCTACGACCAATTAGACCTGGTGATACTGTAATTTATAGGAATGCATCGGGTCAGACCGCCAATGTTATCATAACATCAGGGCAGATGATAGCGCCGTATGCTCCCACTGCGGTGGGGTCTGGGACCGGCGGAACGTTGGCAGCAGCTACTTATAACTACAAGCTAACATATACCGTAAACAGCGTCGAGTCTGCTATGAGTGCAGCCACCACAAACGTTGTAACAACCGGTGCCACCAGCAGTATTACCCTAACGTGGCCGGCAGTACCAGGTGCGTCTAATTACAAAATTTATGGACGCACCGGTGGATCCTTCTTGCAGATGTTTTCCGGAACTGCACTAACTTTCCTTGATGATGGTTCTGGAACACCTACTGGTGCAGGACCAACCACTACTGGCGCCGCTAACTTTACTGTTCCTCACGAAGTTACTGGTGCTACAAAGACTGGGATTCTGCCAGGAACTACTGCTGGGACTTACGAAGCACGATGGTAATGCTTGGAAAGCTAGGATGGCGTGGTCAATGCTCATGCTGCAATGGTCCTAGATCTAGAAAGCAAATACGTGCTGAAGAAAAAAGGAGGTGGAAGAAGGAATGGCAGTATATGCAAAGGAACTAACCAGAGCTAGAGTACTATATGAGGATCATACACTCATAGCAGCATCGGCGTCGGTGAACTCTGGGTTTATACGGTTACCGGCCAAGACAGTAACTGTGACAAAGGTTCACACTACTGGTACTTACGCACTATCCATTGCGTGGTCAATGGATGGCACGAATACTGCTTTTACGACCACTCCAACCATGGTGGACAATACGCCGCAGACGCTAACAGCACTTGCGCCGTATGCTAAATTTACCATTACATGTACCGTGACACAGTTTACAGTCCACCAGACTACAATAATGACATAGGAGGAATACAATGTTTGCAGTGATAGCACTTATAATTTTTATTCTCGCACTATTCAAGGTCCATATTGGTAGTATAGATCTTGTGATTCTAGGACTTGCATTTATAGCTGCTCATCTAGCTTTTGGAGTGGCAATTCCTTTACTACCACCGCGGCGTCAACCGTAGACTCAATCTCTTTTCGCCTGTGGAGTCTCGTATTAAGGGTGCGATGCATATCGAAGGTGCTGAATGAAAGAAATTGATTTAACCAGAAAAGTAGTATCTAAGGAAAAATACTTTGCTTTAATTGGATATAAGCCACATGAGAAGCAAGTACTGTACCACCAAAGTAAGTCTAGGTTTAAGATTCCAGTGTGTGGTAGACGCTTTGGTAAAACCTTTATGGTTGCCAAAGATACAGAGCCCATGCTTATGGTACCGAACAGAAGAATTTGGATTGTAGGTCCAACTTATGACCTTGGTGAAAAGGAGTTCCGGGTAATTTGGGACGATATGATTTTAAAGCTTGGACTCGGAAAAGACAAAGGGGTAAAGAAATCCTATAACAAGCGTGCTGGCGATATGAAGATAGAGTTTCCATGGAAAACAACTATTGAAGTTAGAAGTGCTGATAGACCAGAAACTTTAGTCGGTGATGGCCTCGACTATGTCATAATGAGTGAAGCAGCTAAGCATTCTAAGGAAACATGGGATAGGTTTATCCGGCCGGCGTTGGCTGATAAGCGTGGCGGTGCCACGTTTGGCACAACACCAGAAGGTCAGAACTGGATATATGACCTCTGGCAGTACGGTAGGAATCCTACATTTCCGGAGTACGAGTCTTGGAGATTTCCGTCTTGGGAAAATCCAGAGGTATACCCACTAGGTAGAACAGACCCTGAGATTCAGCAACTAGAACGGACAATGCCAACTGAATATTTTGAACAAGAAATTGCAGCAGACTTTACATCCTTTATGGGTAAGATCTACTCAGAGTTTGATGAGCAGATTCATGTAAGGTCTGTCAAATATAATCCAGCATGGAAAAACTACATAGCATTTGACTTTGGATTTGTTAACCCATTGGCAGCGATTGAATTCCAAGTGGATCCATGGGATCGGATTCATGTATGGAGAGAACATTATAAGCCAGGATGGATATTAGAAGACCATCTTAGGTTTATGAAAAACCGTGAGCAACCAAGCGGATATAAAATTGATTTGACCTTTGGTGATGCCGCGGATCCTGAGGCTGTAACAACTATTTGTTACAAGTTTGCACCGTGTGTAGCTAAGCCGGAGAGTAAGACAAATTGGCGTGAAGGTATTGACTTAGTCAAAAGCTTTTTGAAGACGAGAACTGTCGGAGAAGCAGACGAATTCGGAACTCCAGTCGACGAACCATGGATGTATGTAGACCATTCATGTATTAACACTATTCGAGAATTTAACAACTATAGATCTGATGAGCCCAAGGGTAGCAGGCCAAGAAACCCACGCGAAGATGCACAGAAATATGACGATCATGCATTGGACGCATTGCGGTATGGAATTATGCATATCTTTAAGCTTGGTGTAACCATGAAACTGTCTGACATAGTAGATATTAAAGCTATGAGTCAACTACCAGAGACTGGATACTTTGTGTCTGGCAGGATGAGATTCTCATGATGTTCACACTAGGAATCCTTGTAGGTGCTATTGTTACAGTTGTTTCAGTATGGGTCGGATGCCTGTATTTTGGATATAAGATGTGGAACAACTCATGAGTAAAGAAGCATATGAAAAGCTAGAAGCTCATATTAAAGACTTTCTTGTTGGTATGGACGATGGCGCAGCTAAGGGCATAGTTCTAAATTGGGTACTACTTATAGATTACGTACCGTCTACTGGTGATTCTGACACATCTGGTTTTGCGTTGTACTACAAAGATGGCAGTGTCAGGTGGACAAGTGCTCTTGGACTGTCAAAGATGTGGCAAATGAGAATGGAAGAAGAGTTTAAGGGAGCGGATAATGAGCGATGATGTCATTGAGCAGATAGAAGCTCATGTCCGCGCCAAAGAACTTACAATGCGTGAGGCTTTGGAAAAGTATGAGCTCATAGAGGCTCATTATGATCCAGTTAATGGGTCATTCCTTGTCATGGCCGAGCGTGATCCTAAGATGAACGTATCCACAGGGATACGTGAGTTCGGATACACCTCTATGAGCCCATGGACTGCATGGACTCGTGATGAAAGAGTATCCGAACTACGTGATAAGACTGGTATTCGAACATACTACGACATGAAGCGTGCTGATGGCACGGTGCGGGGTGCCCTACGTTTGGTAAAAACACCAATTATGGCAGCACGATGGTTTGTCGAGCCAGCATCTGATTCCACAATAGACAAGAACATTGCTGAATTTATTGAGGATAATCTCTTCAATAAGATGACGTTACCATGGAGCAGAACAGTCGAAGATGCTCTGCTCATGTGCGAATACGGATACTTCCCACTTGAGAAGGTATTCCGGCTAGATCCGGACGGTAAGATAAGATTATCAAAACTTGGACCAAGACATCCACTTGATATTCGTGAGTGGATATATGACATCAATGGTGGACCAGATGGCATAATTATGGAGGCCACAGAGGCAACAGGCTGGGAAACGATAGATATACCGATTGAAAAGTTAGTCGTCTTCGTCCTCGAACAAGAGGGTGGAGACATGCGTGGCATATCATTGCTAAGATCTGCATATAAGCATTACTACTACAAGGATACACTGTATAAGATTGATGCTATTCAGAAAGAACGTCATGGTATCGGCGTTCCGATTATTAAGCTGCCATTAGGGTTCAGCGAAGAGGATAAGAGAGTTGCCGAGGATCTAGGACGCAATCTTAGAACTAATGAGCGTGCGCACATTGTAGCGCCAGAAAACTGGACGATTGAATTTGCAAAGCTAGAAGGTCAGCCGGTTGACTGCCTGCCGTCTATTAAACATCACGATGACAGAATTATGACCAACATCTTGGCGCCGTTCTATGATGACAGTACCGCAAAAGAAGATTCAATGAGTATGTTCTTCAAGGCAACCAGGTACATAGCTAGTACAGTGTCAGAAACGTTCAACCATTTCTTAATTCCACAACTTGTTGACTTTAACTTTGCACGTGGTGGGTATCCAAAACTCAGAGCACGTCGCATAGGCGAATATGAGGACCTTCGTACTATGTCATTCGCTTTCAGAAACTTTGTTGGCGCCGGTGCTGTGCTACCAGACGACATGCTTGAGGCATTCCTTAGAAGAGAGATGGATCTCCCACCGGCCGATGAGGCTACTAAGAGATTGCCACCAGCACCACAAGGACCAGGAGCACCTTCAGCACCAGAACCCGCACCTGTTGGTCCTCCACGTCAAAGTCCAAAAGCTCCTACTGGTCCAGGACGTTCAAATAGTGGACGGGATGCGAGTGGTGGGTAAATGACTGAAATTGTCAATCAACTTTATGTAGACAACTATGATGATGGATGCTTATTTGTTGCAGTTGTAAATAAGACTAATGGTGGGCGCTATATATTCGATATGTCTGGATCTGAGTTTGATCGTTTTGTAGAGCAAATGCTAGAACATCAACGAGAAAGTAGAGAAATGCGCAAACATCATAATGATTCTAGACATATTAAAGACTGGAAGCGTGATGTGTATAATCAAATAGTGGACGGAAATCCCAAGAATGTGATCAACCCATGAGAAATGTTTGCAATCTCTGTAAAGAAGACTTTGACACATCACTTGCACATCACTACATGTTATTTCATCCAACAGAATATTCTTATGATCCCATAGAAACTTGGCCAGACGGTACTTTTGTTTACGGGGACGCTACGCTGACCACACTCGATTTTAATCACGGAGGTGAAAATGAGACCTGAACCGGTTCTCTCAGTGCGTCAGCGGCGTTTAATGGAACGCTCGCCTGATGTGGTGTCAGTTCGTCAACGCGAACGTATCGACATGAGTGAACGTATGACAAAGGGTTTCAAGAATAACGCACAGCGTATTGCGAAGCGGCAAGGTATACCCTATGATAGGGCTGCCGCCATTCTGGCTTCAGCCAGCCGGCGAGCAGGAAACGCCGCTAGGCGTAAGAATCCCCGGCTGAATAAGGTAAAGGGGAAGGCGGAATGACGGTCAAAGCTTCTTACTTTATCGATGTATCGGGTCTACAACTATCCGAAGCAGATGACAAGACCACATGCTGGGTACATGCTCTCCCAATTGGAAACTATAAGCATCCAGTATATGGAGACATGAGCATTACGGCAGATCGTGTTAAGAGATTTGCTGATAGTGTTAAGACCAAGGTTCGTGGTATTGATCCTAGCATTAACTACGGCCACAATGGCGATGGTGAAGCTGCTGGATGGGTTAAAGATGCCGAGAATCGTAACGACGGTCTTTGGTTGCTAGTTGAGTGGACCAAGACTGCTGTTCAGAAGCTAAAGGAAAAGGCATACAAGTTCTTCTCATCTGAGTTTCACGATGAGTGGACTGATGCACAGGGCAATAAGCATACCGATGTAATTTTCGGTGGTGCCCTGACTAATCGTCCTTTCATGAAGGACTTGGTCCCAGTAAATCTGTCTGAAACCACAGTAGATACTGCTTATGAGCTCGTGTCTGCGATTACTGGTTCCAGTGTAGACTCCTTGAAGGGGGGTAACATGCCGCTAAGCGAAGAGGATCTCAAGAAAATTGTCGATGGTGTAGCTACCAAGCTTTCTGAGAATAAAGTAACGGATCCGGGAGTGAAAAAGCTAACGGATATTCCGGAACTTAAGGCCCTCGCAGAAGAGAATCCTACGGTTGCAACGCTAATCAAGTTTGTTGAGACTCAGAATCTTGAGCTTGCAACTAGCGCGAAGTCCCTCAAGGAGGCAGACATCGCAGCTAAGCTCTCTGAGTTCGACAGATCAAAAATTGTTCTTACGCCAGTTGCCCGTAAGCTTGCACAGGATATCATGATGGAGCTCGATGAGCACCTGATTGAGCCATTCTGGAAGCTAATGGAAGCAATGAAGCGTGGTAACTCATTCCTAGTAGAGCTAGGCGAGCGTGCAGGAGCAACTGTTAATTACGGATCTCACAAGAGCGCTGTAACTCAGTTCAACGAGCTTTCAAACAAGCTCAAGACTGAAAAGAAGCTTTCTGATGCAGATGCGTACGAGCAGGCTGCAAGTGAGAACCCAGCTCTTTATGCTAGCTACCGCAAGGAGCTAATGGAAGGAGCTGACCGGTAATGGCAGGTTCTGGTTCTAATTTTGTACTTGACAAGGGCTATCTGGTTCTGTCAACTTACAATTCATCAGCAGCAGCCGGTGTTACTGCATACCGTTGCGTTACAGCGAATACTACAACAGGTGTCATTGACCTTAATGGTACTGCCACTGCTGCAACTACAGGTATTGTGCAGGAAAACGTAGATGCCGCAAAGGTTGCTACTGGCAAGGTTGTTGCTAATGTTCGTGTACTGGGAATCTCAAAGGTGCGTGTTTCTGACACACCTGGGTCTATAGTAATTGGATCTAAGGTTGCGCCTAGCGGTACCGGCGCAAATGTTGGTGGTGTAAAGCTAGCAGTTTCAACAAACATACCAGTTGGAATTTGTGTAGGTCTTACTGGTACTGTTGCCGCTGGTGATCTTATCGATGTTCTCCTAACGCCAGGTATGGCAGCAATCTAATACTGAAGGGAGGGAAAGGTAAATGCCAGCTTATAACCCTACTGGTTCCGGCAACGTTCACATTGATCAGATTCTGACTCAGATCAGTGTTGGTTGGCCGAATAACGGGCTTGTCGGAAGCAACTTATTGCCTCCAGTTACAGTTAGGAAGCAATCTGACAAGTACTACATCTTCGGCCGCGAAGGTTGGCTTCCGGAAGACGACAACCGTGCGCCCGGTTCAGTGGCTAATGAAGTTGTCGGGCTAGCAGTGTCTACTGACACTTACTACGCTCGTGAGCACTCTCTTCAGATTGCTGTAACTGATGAGGAACGCGAGAACGTCGACTCACCACTCGCGCCGGATCGTGACGCTACCGAAATGGTTACGTCTAAGATCATGCTCGGCCGTGAGGTTGCCATAAAGACACTTGTTACAACCACTGCAAACTATGCATCTGGATTGTCAACAACTCTTTCTGGTGCGGCTCAGTGGAACTCTGCTAACTACGCAACGTCTGACCCAATTTCAGATCTGCGTGTTGGTAAGACCGCGGTTCACGCTCGTATTTTCCAAGAGCCAAACACTCTGGTAGTTCCTTACCAGGTTATGACTGCTCTTGAGGATCACCCAGACTTCCTAGAACGTATCAAGTATTCTGAGCGTGCTATCTTTTCGCCAGAGCTACTTGCGGCGGTTCTAGGATTTGAGAGAGTTGTAGTTCCTGGTGTTGGTATTAACAGTGCTAATCCAGGCGCAACTGCATCTCTTGGCTACCTGTGGGGCAAGGATGTCGTAATGGCATGGGTGCCTCCACGTGCTGGTCTAAAGATTCCTGCATTCGGATATGAGTTCGTTTGGGGAAACCAGTACGTTGACAGGTGGCGTGAGGAACCTCGTAAGTCTGACCTGATCAGAGCTTCTCGTCGCTATGACCTTAAGCTTGTTGCTCAGGGTGACCCTGGTTCTTCTGACGCTGGTAAGGCTATTGCCGGCTACGTAATCAAGGCAGCAATTGCCTAATAGGAGTAGTTATGGCTAAGAAGCTTTATGCAGTTACTAATATCAAGCTGTCGTCAGACAAGTCCTACAAGGCTGGGGAAGAAATAGACCCTAGCGAGATAAAAGATGCTCTCGGCAATGACATGGATAAGGTAAAGGAATTATTCGATGCTGGTGCTCTTGAGGTTAGAGAGACGGAAGACACAAAAGAGGCTTCTGAAGAGGAAGCACCAGTAACTACTGAAGAACCAAAACCCACTGAGAATCCAGAAACGCCAGAAATCACTGAGAATCCAGAAGCACCAGTTAGCCCAAATCCTTCTGAAACTCCTAACGTACATGGTGATCAGCCTAAAGTTAATGAGTAATCATGCCAAGAATTACTACTGCTGATGCTCAGGGGTGGGGCGAGCGTACTAAGTTGAAGCTTAGTACGCTCGATACCGATCTTCTGGATCAGATCGAATCTGAAATTCTTGCCAGAATTAATTCTGTATACGATACCTCTCTGTGGACTGATGAATCAAATACGCCAAGGCTGATACGTACAATAATATCCAAAATGTACGTATCTTGGATATACAATAGGCAGTATAGTGAAAATCAGTCTGAAACAAATGAGTATGCTAAGCTATTAATTGACAATGCAGAAATGCTAATAACAGGCATCCTTGATGGAACCATAGAAATAGTGGATCCAGGAGTTATTCCAACAACAGCGCAGGTTGCATCATTTTACCCTAATGATGTTTCATCTGCTCAACTACCAACTGCGGAAGATCCATCACTAGGACCAGCAAAATTCTCAATGGGTAAGGTCTTTTAGAATGACAGGCCCTGTTGATCCTTTTGGTGGGCCTAGTGCGGAGCAGATATCCGAATCTGCTTCTAAGGTAAGATTTGGAATTAAGTTCTCAGGAACTAGCGCAGCAGATTTACTGCTTGGTAGGGTTGTTGAAGAACCAAGGATGTGGGCATCGCCAGAATTTGGTGGTGCTGCATTCAATAGACAAGCATTAATTCTGGCAAGTGACATAGACAGGCTCGGTGTAGATATAAGATCCTTTAAGACACCATTAAGGCGCGCAGTTGAGCAAGTTATGATTCCATCAATTGCAAAAAATTTTGACGTTGGTGGAAGGCCAAGATGGGAACCTCTAGCGCAAGGGACTATTGACAATAGAGGAAGTGCTGAGCCAGTTCTGGTACAAACCGGAAGACTAAGAAGAACTGCCAAACAGAAAAATATGTGGAAGTACAATTGGACATCGTCACTAAATGCTCCGTCGTCAGTGGAATTCAGTGAAGCAGAACTAAAAAAGAGAGTGCCATATGGCGTCTTTCATCAATTTGGTGCGTTCAATTTTAGTGACAGAATGTCTAGGAGAATATTAGCAGCAGGTGGAATTCCGTCAGGTGATCCACAGTGGCGACTGCCACAAAGAATGTTCGTAACAATGCGACCAGAAGATCAGGTTGAAATTTATTCTATATTCTACCAGTGGCTTGTTGAGCGTACTGATTACCATTATTATGGTTTTGGTACCAAGCCTGGGAGAAGATAATGACGCATACTGACAACGATACAGTACTAGCTCTTGCTATACGCGATATAATAGAAGCAAATAAAGGCGCATTGGGACTTGACATTGTCTTATATGGATATCATAATTTGATTCCAACGTCTACAGCGGCTGTTGTTATGGCGCGTGGTAAAACACGCGCTCTTGCTGGTGTTCAGGGTCCTGGTGGACGTACATTAAATAATCTTATGATCGGAATTGATATACACAGATCAAAAGTTGGGGATGAAGAAACAGAACGTATTGCTGTTGATGAGACAGCTACAACATTAGAAGATTTAATTAATAATGACACAACTGTTGGTGGACTCATAATACATGGATTCTTCGATCGTGTTGATCGTGGTGACACTTCCTTCATGAATGGTTCTATGTTCAGAACCGTAGTTATGTCATATACTGGCACGACTAAAACATTAATTCAGTAGGAGGCATCGTGCAGTACGAGGTTATCTCCGATCAGCCTTGTCTGATCGATGCAATTGGGGAAATGAAACCAGGCGAGCCTGTTCTTATAGATGAAGACGGTGCTAAGTATTTTGAAGCACTTCATGGACACAAAATTACACGGTCTAATTTTCCAGAGTATGTTAAGATAACCGTCATACTGTCTGAGGAGTAGATTATGGCAGTTGGTATCGGAGCCTCTGGTATAGGCGGTTTAGCATTTGAAGTAACGCCTGGAACCTATGTTGCTCCTACTAAGTTCTTCCCTTTTAATAGTGAAACGCTTGCTATTCAGCAGGAAACAGTATTCAGGCGTCCAATTCGTCAGAGTGCTGATATAATTGGTGCTGTTCCTGGAAACTTCCATCCACAGGGCGATATTGAGATGGAAGCGCTTGAGGATGTACTAATCTACTTCTTATATGCTTCTAGGACATCAATTGTCAAATCTGGATCTACTAACTTTACATACACTGTAACGCCAACAGCAGCAGCGGTTCCAGCCCGTACGCTGTCTCTTACAATAGTAAGAAATGGCATAGTGTTTGGTTACACAGGTATGGTTACGTCAAGCTTTGGTTTTGGTATAGCAGATGGACTTCTAACATTTAAAACTACAGTGCTTGGTAGGGATGAGTCAACACAGTCATCCCCCACTGCTACTTGGCCCACATCAACTCCTTTCGGCGCTGGTATGTATAGTGTTGAAGTTCCTACTGCGACACCTGTTCTTGATACTGATACCTTTGAGTGGAATGTTGATGACGCCGGAACTGCTCAGTTTAGGCTAAAGTCAACAGGCAGAGGTGCTCAGTTTATCAACTATGGAGAGCGCGCTTCTACTATTACTATGGAGCGCGATTTCGAATCAAGAACTGATTATGATGCATTCAAGGCGACTACTTCTCAAAGTATAACAATTTCTGCTACTAGAACAGCCAACAACTCTGTCACACTACTTGCGCCTGTGGCCATTAAGGATACTTATGAAGTTGGCCTTTCTGGTCAGGGTGATCTGGTAAGAGCGCAAATTGCATATCAGAATGCAATCGATGGAACAGGTAAGTCTTGGCAGATTACTGTTAAGACACAAGAGGATATAACGTAGGAGTTCCAATGCCTGTCGCAACAGTTGGCGATTTTGACAATACACGTCATGAATTAAAGACTGCTCCCCCAGACGGATATGTCGTAATTCGTAGACTGAGTTATGGAGAATCTCTTAGAAGAGAAGCGCTCTCTACTAATTTTACGGTAGATGGAAATTCAAATGCAAAAGACTTCGTAGGTAATGTTAAAATAGACCAAGAGGCCGTTGCACAGTTTGATTTCGAACACTGTATAGTGGAGCACAATTTGACAGATAAAAATGAGAAGTTATTAAACTTTAAGAACCCAGCAGACCTGGCTAAGTTAGACAGAAGAGTTGGAAAAGAGATTGGTGACCTGATTGATGATATGAATAACTTTGAGGAGGACGAAGAAGTAAAAAACTAATTATGGAGGTACGGAAAGTAATTTTCGTACCAACGTCAAGAGTACATAATCTTACTGTGAATACAGTCAATTTAATACGAATGTGCCAAGATATGCATACCTTACCAAAATCAGGAGGATTATACGATCAGGACGTGCTATTCATATATGTGCTTAAGTACTACCTAGAATGGCAGAGCCAACGTGCTGAGCTAGATGGGAGGAAAGCCAATGTTCAAAGTAGCATTGGGTGAAATCCCTAAGTTTAGTGGTGAGTGCTATGCCATTTAGTGCTACTAGGGAACTTTGGTTAGTATTAAAAGCACGTGATGAAGCCAACCGCGCTCTACGTTCCTTTAGTGGGAATGTTAGAAACGCTGCACGTCAGGTTCAGATGGCTGAAGCTCTGGCTGGTAAGGCTGATGCCCAGAGACTTTTGAGAGTACAAAAACTTCGTGGTGCAACAGCAGCAGAAATAGCAGATACAAAAAACCTAATTGATTCATATGATAGACAGTTTAGATCTCTAAAGGTTCTTGATGCTCAACAAGAGCAACACAGAAACACATTGATGAAGTACAACCAGCAGCTAAACAGTGTATCTGCAACTGCTGCAACTGCTGGTATTGTTCTAACGAGTCTCGGTGTTGGATCTATGTTTGCTATAAAGGGCATCATAAATTCAGCTATCGTATATGAGAACCAAGTTAGAAAGACTTTAACTCAGGTTGATGGGTTCAAAACTTCTATTGAAGAATTATCACAAATAGGTCTTACTGTAGCTCGTAACGTAGCTGTTCCATTTGAACAGTTGCAGTCCTCACTTTATGACATCTTTTCATCAACTAATGCTAATGCTAAACAGGCATCGATTCTTTTGGAAGCTTTTGCCAAGACTGCTGTTGCTGGTCAGGTTGATCTACAAGATGCTAGTCGTGGTACCATTGCTATTCTAAATGCATTCAACATACCATTCGAAAATGTAAATAGAGTTCTAGACATTCAGTTCCAGTTGGTGCGTAAGGGTGTCGGTACATACGAGGAATTCTCCAAGGTCTTTGGAAGAATTGTACCTTCAGCAACACGTGCGGGTCAGAGTTTCGAAACTGTATCTGCTATGCTTGCATACTTGACTCGTAATGGTCTTAGCGCCGCCATGGCTGCCACGTCAGGTGCTCGCGCTCTTGATGCATTTTCTCATCCTAAAGCCGTAGCTAACCTTGAAGCTTTGGGTATCAAGATGCGAGATGTCAAGGGTAATCTGTTACCACTTGTGGACATTTTAGATCAGTTACGTAGTAACATTATGAAGTTACCACCTACGGAACGTGTTGCGGCACTTGTTGATATTTTCAAGGGTGCCGGTGGAACTATTCAGGCAAGAAGATTCATCGAGCAAGTTCTTCTCAGACCTGGAGAGCTTGAGGAATTTAAGGGATTCCTCAAGGATATGCAAAACTCTGCCGGAGCTTTTGGCTCAGCTTATGGAGAGATGGCTGATACCGCTGCTTCTAAGAGCCAATTGCTAGCTAACAGATGGGCAGCAGTAAAAGTAGCTGCTGGTAATGCATTGATTCCAACCTTTATGAAGGTTGTGGATTGGCTAGGTAGAATTTTTGAATGGTTTAACAAGCTACCAAAGAAGCAGCAGGAACTTATAACAAAGATAGTAACAATGGGAGCTGTATTAACTACAGTTCTAGGTTTGTTACTGCTTGTGGTGTCAGGTTTGGCAGCACTTGGTGCTGCTGTTGCAGTTGCCGGATCATCTGTATTTATTGTAACGGGTGCAATAATTGGATTGATAGCTGCATTCGCAGGGTTAGTTGCTGTCATATACGCTGCTTGGAAAAATAGCGAACAGTTCAGAGATTTAATTAACGATCTCATTGTTGACGGTAAGAGATTATATACAGAGTCAATACTACCAACTGCAAAGGGTATAAAAGATTCATGGGATAACTACATGGCTCCGGCCTTTGAGAGTTTAAGAAAGGTTATCGAAGAAAAGATTCTTCCAATTGTTAGAGAACTCACTCAGCACTTTATGGACGAGTTCTTACCAGCAGCTAAAGAAGTTGGGAATTGGATAAAAGAAAACTTTAATGCAGCATTCCAAGCTACTGCAAATATAATCAAGGCAAATCTCATACCAGTTATCGTTTCATTAACAGACTGGTACCACAGGCACGAAGGTGCGGTTAAGAACGTAATAGATATTGTTGTTTGGCTTGGTAAGGAAATCCTTAAGTTTACTGTTACTTTTGTGGGACCACTTATACTTGCTATAGGCGCACTAGTGCTTATATTGACAACTACTGTTAATATGTTTATATTCGCTACTGAGGCAGTAGGTTATATAATTCAAAAGGTCAAGGAATTGATTCATTGGATAAGTGGCCTCTCAGATTCCTTTGGCGGAATTATTGGTGTAATAAGCAACACGTTCGTTAAAGTACAAACGAGAATATCAATGATGAAAGATAGTGTTATTGCGTTTTTCAAAAATTCCGCAACATGGCTATATGATGCTGGTAAAGATATGATAATGGGACTAGTAAATGGTGTCAAGGACAAAGCCAAAGATGCGATTGATTCAGTCAAGGCTGTTGCTAGTGGAATTCTAAGAGGTGTTCGAAACGTATTCGACTCACATTCACCATCAAGAAAATTTATGAAAATTGGTAGAGATGCAATGGCCGGCTTTATGTTGGGGTTCAGAGGATTATCTACCGCTGTTCCAACTGCAATGGGAAACATTGTAAAGACTATGAGAACAGATAATGTTATAGGTGGTTCATCTGGTGCTGGAAGCAACGTTAATCAAACTGTAAATGTGTACACACAAGAAATAGATCCAAGGAAGCATTCACAAGAAATTGGATTCCTGCTTGGTGCGAGGGTCTAATGCCACTTGACGATTATACATTTAAGCTTAGTGATTCAGGTGTAGTCCTGAACACAGATTTAACGTCCCTTCCATTTGTCGACATAGACAAAGTCGTTGGGTTAGATTCCGCACCATATCGTGAAACAACACGTGATCATGAAGGTACAGATGGTGGATTTATAGATGCTGAATTTGAACGTGGGAGAGAAATTTTCTTAGAGGGAACTGTGTATTGTACTGTTGGCAGCGAAGAAACATACATGGACTCTTTAAAACAAAATTTCGCGCCGGTGACTACTCCAATACCTTTTTACTTCAAGGCTCCTGGTGTTAACGAGCGAGTAATATTTGTTAAGTCTAGAGGAGCTACATACGATTGGGACCAACTTAGAAGGATAGGAGCTACAAGAATACAATTTAAGATGTATGCTGAAGATCCAAGAATCTACAACAACAGCTTATTAAGTGTAGTCATACCATTTGGTGGATCGGCGACAACTGGAATTGGCTTCAACCTAAGTTTTAACATGGACTTCGGCGCAGCTATACCACCTAATGGTAGTTTTATATTTAATGGTGGAAATAGGCCAACACCTGCAACAATGACGATAACTGGCCCCGCTGTGGACCCAAGGATTATAAATGACACCTTGAGCAAAAGTTTAAATTTTACAATAACACTTGGAGGTTCAGATAGTTTAGTGGTAGATCTAGCTAATAGGACAGTTAAGCTAAATGGCTCAACAAACATGAGGAATGCACTCACAACATCTGACTGGTTTTTATTTGATCCTGGTAATACATTTATTAGATTCGGTGGGACATCAGGATCTGGAACACTGACTGTTTCGTACAGATACGCTTGGAGATAGTATGACCGAGTATACTAAGCCTGGATGGCTACAGAACGCAGGCGCAACTCACACTGCTGAGCAGATGAGAAACTATGTTCTTGCTGGCTTAGTTGCTGGGACTCAAGGTGCAACATCTCTGCAAACTAGAGGTGGAGTGAATCCAGTATTGGGTAGCGAACTTTCTGTTACTCAGACAGGTTCACCTTCAATGGCTGTTATTGTTAAATCTGGAATAGCAGTTGTGCCAGGGACAGAAAATGCTAAGCAGGGCGGGTATGGTGTTGGAAATGACGCCGACTTAACTCTTTCAGTTACTGCTGCTCATGCCACGCTGGCTAGAATCGACATTGTAGTTTTCAGGGTAAGAGATTCAGCATATTCTGGCATTACTGACAGCGCAGTATTAGAGGTTGTTGCTGGAACACCTTCTGGGTCACCAACCGCACCAGCAACACCAGCTAACTCATTACTTCTTGCAGAAGTCGCTGTAGCTGCTGCTGCAACTTCTATCACTAATGCCAATATAACGGACAAGCGCATTTGGCTAACAGGTTCTGGTGGTGTTATTAAGTGTACTAGCACTACAAGACCTGCTGCTAATACTGTAGTAGAAGGTCAACTTATATGGGAAGATGACACTAACAAAGTTTTTGCTACTACTGACAGTGGTACTACGTGGGCGTATATAGGCGGTAGTGCACTAACAGGTAGTATAGAAATTGGAGAAACTCGAATCGTAATTAAAACAGCAGATGAGACAGTAAACAACAGTGCCACATTTCAGAATGATGATCACTTATTTCACTCGGTTGTTACTGGTACTTACTTCTTCCGACACCAATGGGTTTATAACACTGGAGCAACACCAGACTTAAAGAGTCAATACACAACCCCAGCCAGCACTACTATGAGATACTGGACACAGGCATCGATTAGTACACATGCGGCGTCCGGGTTGACTCAAGCCTCTAGCGTTATCTATGATGGGGATGGACAAGACGTTTCTGTGACTACGGCCGGCCGTATGACAATCACAACTGCTGGTACATTTCAATGGCAGTGGGCACAAAACACAGCAAATGCATCCAACACCATAGTTAGAGAAGCAGCATACTTAGAAATTACGCGATTGACATAACGTTGTGGAGGGAGTCAAATGGCTCTCGTTGTCGTTGATGTAGAGAAACCGAAAGTACTTATTGGCCAAACCAATGGTAAATTATCGTCTTCTATATTGGTTTCCACGCCTGGCCTTGATGGTGGACCAACAGTTAAACTGGTTAACACAGCAGCTAGATGTTGGAGAGCATTAGCGTACAATGCTCAAAAATCTGGTGTTATTCTAAAAGCCACTAGCTCAGCAGACTCATACAGAAGTTATGAAGTACAAAAGAGAACATTTCTTGAAAGGTATCAAGTAGATCCAACTAATAATAGCTATAGATGGTGGGATTCTGATAACTCTGGTAGACCAGAACGATGGTGGAAGAAGGATAATGTCGCAACTGCTGCTGTTCCAGGAACATCCAATCATGGGTGGGGTTTGGCGGTAGATGTTGCCAATGCTTCTGGCACTAGATTAAAGTGGCTAGAAATTAATGCAGAAAAGTTCGGCTGGTCATGGGAGACTGTGCCGGAAGAACCGTGGCATATACGTAACTTCAGTGGTGACAACATTCCAAGGACCGTGCTGGAATACGAGAAGAATAATCCAACCTCACCCGCATCACCACCGCAGAGTAATGGAGCATTAGATATGTTGATGTTAGCTAGAGTACCAGGTAACCCGGACACATACTGGCTCGGTGACGGATTCTTCCACCGCCAGCTATCCGGAGAAGACGCAGCCGGAACACTTACAGTACTGAGGATTCTGTATAACAACCCATCGTTGCCGTACATGCAATGGCCGGGTGTTCCTGTTGAATCTGTACTTGAAAGAATAGGGCCAAAGGCTATACCAGAAGGAACTAACGGTGGAGCACTAATGCCGCACAATCACAATATATCCGGCACTTCAGGACCTGCACAACCAACTACTTAGGAGTGAGCGTGCATGCCAATTGAGGGAATCACCATAGGTCAGTATGGGCCTTGGGGATTAGTGAGCATATTCTTTATGCTCGTTTTTCTTGGTGGTTTGATTCCTCGTTGGGTTCACAAGCAAAGAATTGAGGACAAGGAAGAAGTAATAAAATATCTAAAGGAGATAGTAGACAAAAGAGATAAGCAGTTTGATGATCTAATTAGGCAAAACGAGGTAACTATTAAAATGCTAGAAGATATAAAGAGGGTGAGCACAGATCGAGAGGCGACGCGCGCATGAATTTAAGAAGACTTTTGTGTATGCGATCAAAATCTCGTGATGAAATTAACGAGGTTAAGGAAAAATTTGAAGAAGTGAAGGCAGATGATATCAGAGTGCAGAGGTTAGGTAACCGTGTCGATAAAATGATGAGTGAGAACAATTTTGCACCAACAATAATCAAAGCGCTTGGAGTACAAAAATGAACGGATATAGGTTAGTATATTTTGTACTTGAGGCAATTGCTTTTTCTGGATGTGCGACGTTCGTAACATGGTATCATTTCTCTACACACGGAGCGTGGAGAAAGGATGAAGCTGGTGTAATGCTCATGATGGTCTACAGCGATCTAGCCGCCCTTCTGCTGTGGATCATGTTTACGCCAATGCTCATTCACTGGAGAATATACAGGCCGGTTACACTAACACTGTTTACACTCTTTAGTGCCTTTACATGGTGGCCATTGAGAGTGCTTTTAATAAGTCAGCGAAATGCTAAACGTGTTAAGGCAATAACAGATGACGGATTATAGATATATCTTTGGGTCATTAAGAGACGAACGTATTGTTGCTGAGATTCCATTGTTTGGAACATACATGGATCTCGAAATGAACGTTGGTGGTCGTCTTGATGGTTCGTTTCAATTAGATCAGACTGGGATAGATAACGACACATTATTAAGCGCTACAATACCTGGTAAAACATTTGTTTGTTGTGAACGTAATGGAATACCAATTTGGATAGGGTATGTTTGGAGTAGGACATATCAAAGCCAATCTAAATCAATTCAATTATTTGCAGAGAGCTTTGAATATTTTCCTACTCATCAATTAATAATACAGGATTATACAGCATCTGGCGAACAGTTAGATTTATTTAGAGCATTATGGAATCAGATGCAGGCAGTTCCAGGCAGAAATGTGAATATATTCATTCCTACAGCAGCTAATCCACTTATTGTAAATAGAGACATTGATATACTAGCTACAGATTTTAAATTCTACGGAGAAGTAATGTCCAATTTATCAGACGGTGCTAATGGGTTTGATTGGACTATAGACGTAACTAAAGACGGTAATCTATATCGAAAAACACTAAGATATGGCTATCCAAGACTTGGAACTACAAATGCTGGTCTAGTTACATTCGACTACCCTGGTAGTATACTAAACTATTATGCAACGGAGTCCATGGCTGCTGCTGGAACACATGTTTATGTAATTGGATCTGGTGAAGGATCAACACAGCCTACTGGCGCATCAGAAAATACTACTATGATTTCTCAAGGGTGGCCTAGATGGGACATTGTTGTATCTCACAAGGACGCAACAAGTGGTCTATCAAGTCTAGCTGAGCAAGAAGGAACCAATAGAAGGCCACCAAGGTTAGTAATTAAGCCTAGTATGAAGGCCGATAAATCACCTGAATTTGGAAACTTTGGCATTGGAGATTCATGCACCTTGTCAATCCAGGATCCTAGATTTCCAAGTGGATTCAGATTCTCTGCTAGAATTCTAAAATGGATATTGCAACCACAATCATCATCTAACACCGATGAATTTTCACTAGTATTTTCTGGGGATGAGGATTTGTAATGGGAACTAGAGGACGCTATAGAAACGATGATAATGTTGACTTAATTGAGCGTATCAGAGAGCTAGAAGAAAGGCTATCAAAAATAGAACGAACTAACCAGCTATCTTCATCCGCCATAAACTCTGGAAATCTGTACCTAAGAGGTGGTGGATTGGTAGTGAGTCGGGATGACGATTTTGCACAGGGTAGAGTGGTAATCGGATCCGACACGGCTGTTAACACAGAGCAAGGAATGATAGTATACTTACAAAGATCACAATCTGTTGAATCTCTAGGTTCTCCGGGCAGTCCTGGCTCCATTTTAATACAAATGACTACTGTTGAGGGAGAAGATCCAGGCTTTAATAAATTCCCAACATTTCAGCTATTCGATAAAGCAGGAAATACTCTTATAGCAGATACTGGTAACTCTCGTATGGGGTTTAGCGAACCAAGATTATCATATACGTGGTGGAGCCCAACGGCGTACACAACTACAACAAGTGGCACTTTTTCAGGATTTGCACAAATGTACTGGTATCAGTATCATCCGCATCTTTCAATAAGTGTTTTTGTTCAAAACGACGTTGGTACTAGCAGTGACGTAAGAGTAGTTGATTTGAATTCGGGAAATGTATTAATATCAGAAAATGCAATAGCTGGCACAGGTGGAGCGGTCGGACCATTTCCGTTAAATGTAGATAGAGAACTAACATCTAATGGATTTGGTGTCAATGGCAGTGCCAATTGGCTTGAGGTACAACATCGTAGATCCGCTGGTGCTGGAAGTGCAAGAACACTGATGGTTGACGCAGTCGCGCTAGATCTTTCGTAACGGAGAATTTGATGTCCAACGCGACAATTCATGATACATTCATAGATCAGGGGTCCACTTTTGAGCTTAATATACAGGCTCAAAACTCGGATAAGAGTGTAATGGACCTGACTGGGTATGATGCCAGGATGCAAGTACGTGAGACGATAGATAGCTCTACCGTCTTACTATCTGCGTCCACAGGTGATGGGCGTATTACCATCAACGCTCCTGGTGGTATTGTGATGATACGAGTTGGCGCAGATGTTACAACGGTACTTACATTTAATACAGCAAAGTATGATGTCGAGATATATAAGGCTGGGGATTTGACTACTGTGAAGAGACTCGTTCAGGGTAATATCTCATTGCATCCGGAGGTGACTAGACCGTGAATAGGCTTTTTGAAAAAGGACGTGAAGGCTTCCTGGATGGAACTTTGGACTGGGATACCCAAACGTTCTCTGCCGCACTACTAGACCTTGCAACCACTGATGTTGGTGTCAAGGCTATTACATCATCAACCAACGCAACTCCTATTGTGATGACAGTAACATCACATGGTTTTGCTAATGGTGATTTTGTCTATATTGACAATCACACTACAAACACAGCCGCAAATGGGTTATGGAAAATTGCCAACCAGGCAACCAACACATTTGAACTAACAGACCCTGTTACTGCATCTAACGCCGTAGGTAACGGTGTAGGTGGCGCAACTGGATATGCTATAAACCTAGGCCCATCTGCTGCTGGTGATAACTGGGATGACTTTAACGGATCACTAGTTGGTTCATTAGTCAACCTTACTTCTCCAACTGTTACTTCTGGTGTTGCTGACGCAGCAGACACTACATTTACGTCAGTATCTGGTGCCTCTGTGGAGGCAGTTGCTATAATTCGTGATACCGGTACACCATCTACATCGAGAATGGTTGCATTAATTACTGGAAAGCATATTGTTACCTGCGCAGTTCAAGCATCAGCATCGGCTACATCAATAGTAGTGGATAGACTCACTTATGCTATTCCAAATGGAACTGTGCTTGCATTCAGTAATGGTGCTTCTGCAACAATGACAGCATTAGCCAACGCTGGGGACAGATCAATTTCTGTATCTGCATTAGCTGCGATTGTGACGGCTAACTCGCGAGCGCTAGCACCAGCTACTGGATCTGGATTGCCAGTGACACCAAATGGTGGAAACATTGTAGTGACATGGGATAATGGTGCCAACAGAATCTTCCAGTTGTAAGGGGGTGCTACATGGAAATTTATATTCCAGAGCTTGTCAATCCTAATCAGACTGCCAGTGGCGCTGCCTTTGCCACATTCACAACTAAGAAAAGTGTCGACCCAACACCAATTCCAGTATTGGCTGCTGGAAGATTAACACGTGGTAGAAAACTATACATGTCAGCACGTGGAGAATATTCCACTACTGGTACTCCAACATTAACATGGGGATTCTGGTTCGGTAACCGTGCACTAACAATAACTGGAGATATTGCTCTCTCTTCAGTTATCACTACACCATCAGGTGCTGCTGCATTCCCATGGATAATGGAATGGCAGGGAGTATGCACTGGTGAAGGAACATCCGGAACTCTACTTGGCCAGGGACATCTAATACAGGGAACATCGCTTACAGCGTTTTCGCTATTCCCGATTCCAATTACACAGGCACTTCGCACTGTAACTATAGACACTACAATTGAGCGTGCTTTTGGTGTGTCTGCAACTTGGGGTACATCATCTGGCTCTAACTCAATTACCGTGAATGAACTTCGCGTAATGCTTCTAAACTAGAGGAGAGGCTCGTGTCAATTGGATATCCAATAACGAAGGTTGACCTTGATAACACAATGGGTAGGCTTATAGTAGCACTACGTGACAATTTTACAGCGTGTGCACAATTCAAAGCACTACTCGATGATTCAACTATATTGCCAGATAGCGTACTGACTTCAATGGGATATACAGCGGGAGAAATTACTCAAATTAGAGCATCGTTTACAGCAATGAATACACTATTCAATATATCAAAGGCTGCTGCTACTCAGCCGGCAACAAATGATTTTTGGTTTGATGCCAAGCGCCTTGCCGGACTGAACTTCCACTAAATTAAGTAGGTGAACAGTTGTGGCATTGGCAATCGACGCATCAAGTCCGCCGATAGCCACACAAACTGTTGGCACTACTGCTACTGTCACAACAGCAAGCTTTACACCACCTGATGGATCACTTTTGCTGGTAGTATGGTCCGGAAATACTATCTCTAACTCAAACCCCAGTGCACCATCTATAACAGACAATCTAGGTGTACATCTAACATATACACAAACAGATTGGCAGTCTAGAGCAGACAGTCCAACAGTTAACGGTCAAGCTGCTGCTTGGTGGGCTCCAATAGGTACCGGTGCAGCTATGACCGTTACTGTTACTACTGGTTCTGCTACTGGTGCTCGCGAAGCGGCACTTAAGGTATATGTCCTTACAGGACAAGATGCAGTAACTCCCATTGGTGCCCATGGTAAGAGCGGGTCTGCATCTGCTGGGTCAATTGCTCAGAGTTATACTGCCCAGTCCACTGGTGGCTGGGGATTCCTTGGCGATTGTGACTGGGACGACACTGGCGCGCATACTGCCGGTTCGGGATGTACTTATGCTAATGGTGGAACTGGAAGTATACCAGGACAGATTAGCTATGGATTTTTAAACCGTACTACAGCAGATGACAGCAATGGAGCCAGCAACTCTCTAAACGTTACTCTTGCTGGAACATCTACAAATCTAAACTGGGTATACGTAGAAGTAAATCCGTCAAGTACAGCAGATCCAACAGTTATGTCGGAAAATCCAGTAAGGCTATCACTGGATTTCATAACTACGATCTTGTTTTACCTTAATAGAGATTATGCGGCTAACCCAGAAATAGCTGCTTTTGATCAAAGCTCAAATGTGGATGGTATACCGTCCGGCGAAGTACTAGGAAACGCTGCTGTAACAACAACGTATACAATAAATGCTGGTGGAATACCGAGTAGTGAATCCACAGGAACCCCAGCAATAAATGCAACATACACGATACCTGCAAGCGGAATACCATCACAAGAACGTTTAGGTTCACCTCCTCTAACTACTACTGTAACAGTATCACCCGGCGGAATACCAACCCAGGAGATATCTGGTAGTCCATCTATATCACTGGCTATTTCTGCATTTGGTATACCAACACAGGAGATAATTGGTTCTCCTGTCGTAGCACCAGGATCAGTTACAATATCAGCATTTGGAATAACCTCATCGGAGGTTACGGGAAATGCTAATACTGGAACTAGTGTTAGTATATTTGCATTTGGAATACCGTCTCAGGAACGTCTTGGATCATCTGCATTAACTACAACATATACGGTTAATGCTAATGGTATTGTTAGTGGAGAGACACTCGGCGCCGACCAAGTAACATCGATATATACCATATCTGCAAATGGTATTCCATCAACAGAAAAACTTGGCTCTCCGTCATTCTCAGTCATAGTTTCTATAAATGCTGGTGGTATACCAAGTCAAGAGCAGACTGGAACGCCAGCGGTAAACGCAACTTATACAATCAATGCTAACGGAATAGTAAGCTCGGAATCTGTAGGTAAGCCCGCTCTATCTTACATAATCATTCCGTTCGGTATCCCAAGCTCAGAGGCCATAGGAAAGCCGACTCTAGTCCCTGGCACCATTACCATAGCCATGCTTGGAATTAAATCAGGCGAGGCTCTGGGCACCCCCGACATAGTCGTGATGGCTCCAAGCGGCACAATCCAGGCGTATGGAATTCCTTCGAGTGGCCAAGTTGGAGCCCCATACGTAGGAGTCCTGGTAACCATAGATTTAGTTACCAGGACTCCCAGAGATATAATATATGTTGAACCATCAACAACTACTTTTGTAAGTAGAGATGATTTTGTTATTTATCTAGAGCCAACTGATGTCGTATCAGATGCAGGACCTGAAACTGTTGATTAGCCACACGCCTGTGGGCGCACTACTGTAGGCTGCCAAGCACTATCTATTGTGACAATGTTAGCACTTACCCACTCGACGGAGTTACATGATGGAACATCAACGGCGCCGTAGAACCATGAGCCATCAACAATCATTAGGTTTCTGACAACTCCGCCTACAGCTAATCTGAACGAGAATCCGCCACCACGCACCAGTAGGTTAGTTATATCTACTGGTGCGTTTCCGGCTCCAGACCAATCGAAGAATGGTGCTGTACCACCGCAACCATTTTGCTCATCAAGCCAAAGTGTGACGTTATTCACTGTGAGCGGTGGTGAATCATATCCTTGGATTGCATCTCCGTGCCACTCTCCACACGGTTGTGGAGGAGTTGCCCATGCGAAGGAATCTTGAATTACAACAGGGCCACAACCAGCATCACTACTGCCGCCTGACCGGAATCCTTCTTGCCTGTCCATAATCTTTACACGTCGAGCGGTGTAGCCACCAGGGCCAATTACTCCGTTCGCACCGTCGTTCGTACGAGGATTTGACTGTATGACAGACACATCCTCTAGTACCAATCCATTGTAGCATACAGAGTTTTCCTCATTGTCAATTATTCCACCAACTACTTCAATTCTGCGAAGGGTTACGTTCAAAGCTACAATTTGAATGCTTCCGTTTACACGGACGTCTTCGTAGACACCTGGTGTTGTAATTCTCCAGTTTGTGTTTTTGGTAGTTTTTGGCACCCATCCACTGGGAACACCAGTACATGCTGGATTTGCTTGGCCAGTACATGAAGGTGTCGGAGTAGAACTTGGCGTAGGAGTTGGTGTAGGAGATGAACTAGGAGTGGGTGTTGGAATGGAAAGTATTCTACCGCCTTCATCAGCGACTCTTCCGCATGATCTAGCCCAACTTCTATCTGCACTAGACAGATTTCCCTTTAGTGCTGCATCACAAATTGCTCGCATCCTTGCAGCATCATCTGGTGTTGTACTGACAGCGGCGTAGGCCAACCCCGCACTTGCTATTAATAGCCCAATTGTGACGGGTGCAATTCTGGATATAAAGCCTCGACTATTTTTTGATCTAAGACTTCTAATATTCCAGACTCTTTTGGCTCGATGCTTTCCACTCACAACCTTCTCCAATCAAGAATGGTTAGTTATATTCGGAGTTCGCGTGTTTAGCGAACCTCGTGTTCGACATCGCATCCTTAATTTCTTCGTCAGTTGCAGTTCTCAATATTATATCGAATATACAAAGTACCTTGCAGGCGGGACAAGAAAAGAAATCTCCAGGTTCTGGATTATTCTTTCCAGTTACCTTATCATATGTTGAGAACGTCCTGCCACAAGATGGGCAGACTACTGGAACCAAGTTCATTATGCCAACCTAATCGTACTCCGTAGTTTCTCTATCATATCATCAGACCATGTTTTATTAGTTTTTGATAGGTGTGTAAATAGTACTCTTAATGCATCCATCCCGTGTGGAATACCCTTTACATACATATCAAGTGCTTTAAGTTTTACATCTGTCCAAAATGCCTTACCGTCTGACGGATTTATTTTGTGAGTTGTCACTTGGTTCTGTTGGCCCCACAAGCATACCACACCGATAAACTCAACACCAGTGTATACTACACCAGAGTGACCTTGGCGATGGAGGAATGCTTCGTAAATGATCGAGGTAGGTTTGATCTCGCAAAGGTGATCATAAAGCACTTCGTGCGGATGTGGATAATCGGTCAGATTTATTTGATAGGCCCGAAACTTGTGATTAGACATTATTGCAAAGCCAGTTGTAGATCCAGGATCAATTGCTATTATACCCACAGGACGTCCTGCCATCCTTGGGTTCTAGCCCACGCGTTTACTCTTTCTACACATTCGTCACAACCGCAAATCTCGGCCAGCGGTATCTCATTGTGACACCCAAAGCAGTGATGAGTATCACCTTCGCGTATTAAGCAGCACTTACAGTTTGTGCAAAGTACATAAAGTGTTGCTTGAATTGGAACTGTCATTATTACTCCACTAAGCTAGGATCGCCTTTTTTACCTGAAATTCCAGTTGCTCCTACTACTGACATAAGAAGCGACGTTACGGATGCGCCTACTGCGATCGGAAGCTTGTCTCCCCAGTTTGTACTAACAACATTGAATGCGTCAGCACCAGTTAGCGTTAGTAAAGAAGTTGCAAATGCACGTATTAGACGTTCAAGTGCTTGCTTCCAGAATTCCCACGTAAACATAAAGTTTTTCCTTCTTACTACTGGTAGAGGTTGAACATCAGATTTTATCAGTTTACTGATGGCTTGTATGCGAACGATTTGGCTATTTAATTCTGTTGCGTTTGGATGATTGCGCCAAGTCTCATAGTATATAAATGTGTTGTTATCAGCGTTGACACCCCAAAGCTTATGCGGTTCAGAAACGTATCTTGCATCATTGCCATTTGGATTAAGTCCGCTAATATTGCACCAGTGTACGAAATGTCGATAATTCTCAGCTAATACATATATCATATCTTAAATATTCTGTTTAACCATGCAAGTGCGTGTTTGATTTGGGTAAAGGTTGATGCTGCTTCTATGTGTGAAGCCATTTTACAAACCGAGAATCCATTGATTATCATTATGGATTCTGTACCAATTTTTCCTCTATGCCAACAAAATACGCATTTCATCCTACGTTCCTTACATTCATATGTTCTCTCATATTTGGTTTTGGTGGGTCTAGAGAATCTGCTATTGCTCGTAGCATTCCAGCTATTACTATGCGATTATCAGACTGAGCTTCGTGTCTCGTTTCCCACGTTTCCGTATCATCATCGCTAACTGATTCTTGTATCACTACTTTAATCATCATTCAACTTCCAATTCATAACTACGCACTCTAACGCCAAGCGTAGATGTGTAAGGATATAATGTCCTTGGAAAGTATATCGCTGGCTTAATATGCACTGTAAGAACTGCGTCTTCAGATACCAGTTCTAATTTTGGTGGGTGGTTCCTAACAAATCTTCTAAACCACCACGAGTCCTTATAGTGGTCCTTGAACATATCCCACCATGTGCAATGTTTTGTATACGTTATAGTTTTCGTAGACGATATTGATCTTTCTTCTAACTTATCAGCCAGTACCTTACATTCTATTCTAAAGACCATTCCTCTGATTATATCAGTTATTACATCAACTTCAAACTTAGGGCTTAGATGACGTAGTTCTTCGTGACTAAGAAGAAACTGATAAGCTATTTTCTGCCAAGTTAATATTCTATCCCCATTGCTGATTACCATGAATGTTCCAGCTTCTGAATCACATGTTTAACTCTAAGATTACCATGCCTGTATTCTGGTCCGCCACCGTTTGTTACCTTGAACCAACCACTTCCATCTTCGTCATCAATATAGAATGTTTGTCCGTTGTATATTACTTCAACTGCAAATCTTTCTTTTCCAATTAGATCGCGTGCCCAATAGCTTGGGAATTCTGGAGCATCATCTACTATAACTAGAACTCTAGTTGCACTACAGGGCTCGTAATTCCACTCAGTCTTCATGGGTTAGTACCTATCAACGTGTGACCCAACTGATGATGGCTACAATTATAGCGGCACCGGCTATTAGGTAACTTAAGAATGAGTTTAAACCTCCTGAACGTCCTTCGGTCTTATCAACTCTTGTTGCAAGTTCTTGTACTCTATCAGTTACAGATTTTAATTGGGCATCGAACTCAGTTCTAGAAATAAACGTTGCGGCCTGATCTGATAGGGTCTGACGGAATTCGTTTACTCCTTCAAAACGTCGCTCATTAGCAGTTTCTGCCTTGCTAACTGCTTTTTCTGCTGCTAGAAGCGCGGCTGCTATCGCACTTGACTGAGCTTCAAAACGTTGCTGATCACGTAAATCCTTATCCGCTAATCTTATATCAAAATGTTCACCCAAAGTCTCTACAGTCCAGCCCTCTACACTTACCATATATCACCTACAATTCACTCAGTTCATAGATTGATCCTACTATCTGGATCATCCCATTGTAGGACATTACGGTTGTGGAATGCTACCAAGCAGTTGACTAGCCATTCCAGTGCATCTTGATCAGGGCATGTAGCTACGTGAGTACGATGCCCAATATAATCTTGAGTCCATAATTCTAGATCTCTGATCCTGAAGCACATGAACGGTGTCATTTACAGCTCACTCTCATCCTCGTTTTTATCAATTGGTATATCTTTCAGTAGAAGGAATATTGCAGCGAATGATAAAACCGTGTTCCATACTATTAGAAAAATTATCACTTATAACTCACTCCAACGTGTTCCGAACTTAACATCCACAGCGAATGGGACGTAGTTAGTAAATGCTAATCCTGCATCCACCATGGTTTTAGTAGCAATTGCAGCCACTTCATCTCTGTCTTTGGTTTTGCATTCAAGGTAGAGTGCGTCGTGGACGGTGAGTCTAATTGTTGCCAAGTCGTGTATTTCTTTCTGCAATTTGATAAGTGCCGTGACGCAAATATCCGAGGCAATCGATTGTGGCAAAAATGACAGAGCTTCATTTATGACATCCGATTTATTCTCATTAGTTATGAGCCAGAACGATCTCTTCCTACCAAACGGAGTAATGAGATCTTCGCCCGATAAAACCTTGTGGGTGATCGATGCCTGCCACGCGACTGTCGCAGGTATGAGTGCCTTAAAGTTCTTAAGAAGTTCACGTCCTTCTTTCTCCGACATCTTCAGTTCTTGAGCAATGGCAACAGGACCACGACCATATGCAAGTCCATAAAATACGGACTTTATCTTAACACGTTCTTCGTTGCCATGATTTCCAACACCCCATAGTTGGTCACACATGTCGCCGAAAATATCTTTGGTTGGATCACGGAACAGTCCGGCTAAGTATTCGTCTTGTGCGAGTGTGGCAATAACACGACCCTCTGCCTGTTTGTAGTCGGCCTGTATAAATACACTGTCGGACCCTTCAACCACAAATTGTTTTTTGATACGTTTGTCACGAGAAATATTTTGTAGATTAGGGTTTTTCGACGCGAGTCTGCCCGACGTTGTGCCATGCAGGCTGTATGTTGTGTAGACTTTGCCATCGTATACTCTCTTGGCTAGACCTTTAACATATGTACCGTACAGCTTTGCCCGCTTCCTGTGGAGCAGTAGCTTCTCAATAAAGAGAGCTGGCTTGCCTTTGATGTGTGGAAGCATAGCTGCTAGTACATCTGCTTCGGTAGATGTAACGATCACATCATTTTCTTCAAAGTATCTTTGTATTTGTTGAACAGATCTTGGATTTATAGTTCTGTCAGCAATATCATTTATTTCAAGTTCAAGTTGATAAAGTTCCTTGGTAAATTCCTCTGTGAGATGACCATTGTATTCTGTATCAAAGTGTATACCAGCATGTTCCAACCATTTAAGTGCATTCGCTGCTTTAATTAAGAAACGATGTACGCCTTTCTCACGATCAGACATGACTGATTCAAAGTATTCATAGAGATCCCATGTGCAAGCGACATCAAATGCATTATATTTGTAGAGTACATTACGCGGTATGTCAGCATAGTTGCCGCCTCGCGGTACATACTTTCTGATCTCTTCTTCGTAATCCGGTGCACCAAGTTTTTCAATAGCCAGCTTTTTAAGCCCATGGTGACCTGGTCTCTCGTCCATAGAATATGACATGAGCATTGTATCGCCATATAACTCAAGCGGGCCAACTACAGGGTATAGTCCACCCAAGTCAAATTTTCCATTATGTGCAACGAGTCTTTTTGATCTGAGCAGGCGTCCCAAGTCATTGCGTATTTCTGTTCTCTCAAGTTCACTTCCACCCAGAACCACTGCCCTTCCCTTTGCATAAGCAATTCCCAGGCATAGTAGATCATAGTTCTCTGGGTGGACAACAGTGGTATCCTTGTCAATGCCCGTCTCAATATCGATAACGAGGTGGTTTTGTACTCCGTGTAATCTTCTGATTGCCTCTCTAATGTCACTTCCATTTGTAAAGACTCTGTAGTTAGGCTCAGGCCAAGTAACATTTGTCCAACCATTCAGTTTTGCGACATCGGAAACAAATGACGGGAAATTATCTGGACTTCTTAAGCAATAGGCAGGATGCCAAGTTGCTATAACTTCTTTAGATCTATCTTCTATGTAAGGTTTTGGTCCACCAATTCTTAAATTAGTAATTGTTTTCTTAGTTTCAATTAGATTTGTGGCTGCCGTACCACCAACAGCCAGAATTTTAGTGATCCCCCCGGCTGCAAGCTCAGCGTCCAAGCGAGGCTTGCACGCAGCGATCGCAGCCTTCGGTGGGTCGTCGTTATTCTCAGGTCTGCACAGACAAACGTTTGTTATCATAACGTCTTGTCTTTGTATACCGTGGTAATCTAGAACTTGATCTAACAGTTTACCTGATGGACCAGTAAACGGTATACCATTCTCTGCTTCGTAGGCACCCGGAGCTTCACCGACAACGGCAATATGTGATCTCGGTGTTAAGTTTTGCGTAGGAACGAACGGATCATCAATGAACGGACATTCTTCGCAAATAGCTAATGGGTGCTTCCTCATTAGACTACCTCAGCAGTATGAGAGAAATAAGCGAGATGACAGATAACCTTGATATCATATTTCTATTTGTTGATAGGAACGTTGCAAATCTGCTGTATCCGACATACACATATCCTGCAAGTGCAATTAACAGCAGAATTACTCTTATAGAATTTGGCTTCATCAAGAACGTAATTATGGGTCCTGACTTGCGATGTCTTGGAGGATACAGGTACCTATCCATTAATCCAATATCTCGTGGTATATGAACTCCACCAACTGCGTTCATATAAAGATGATTAGCCATTTTATCATTCCTCTACGAATTCTGCTGCTTCTGAGTATAGATATCCATTGTCTGTTTCTATATCACATCCCACCCAAGCTATAGCACTATTGCTCCCATATACAGACAATGTTTCGTTAGCTATTGCCTTGCATAGTTTGCTGGCACCATCGTTATCGGCCGTACTATGTTTATTAGTAACAGCACGTACAAAGTTTTTTAGCTGTATTATGTTTAATTTCATATCATCTGAGCTTGGACCATACAATCTTACAACAACTGTACAATCAGCCCTTCTATCTCTAACGCCTATATAGGCCATTGCTTTCTCCGTTAAAGTTGCACAAAGTATCTAGGTTCACCTCTGGCAGATACCTTCCTGACAAGTCTCCTTTGTTCCATTGTCGAGAATAGTAACTCAGCCCTTTTTGCAGTTAGTTTGTATATTGACATAATTCTTGATCTTGGAATTCCAAGGTCTCCTGCGTTGGTTATTGTCTTAACAATTGCTTCTATTGTACGCTCATCATTACTTAAGCCAATACCATTTACAATTTCGCTTGCATATACATGCCACGACTTGCAGTAGTAAAGTGCGTGTAGTAAATCTTCAAGCTCAACTGTAACGTCGCCTGCTCTACTTCTAGATGCAGCTATGAGCATTGCCGCCTTTAATGTTGATTTAGCTAATCTATCATAGACAGGTGTTAAGTGATTCAAACCACTGTCTAGTGCTGCCTTTGTCATAGTATTTTCGAATTCATTATATCTTAACCAGGCGGCCTTTGTAAGATAAGCCTCAAAAGTTGGAGGAACTGTGCCTACGCCTCTTACAACTCTTGGCATATTGTAGTGATCATAAAGTACGGCCATCTCATTTTTGATCATTTCACGTTCTTCACTATTGACATCCACAGGAGGGCCAACCGGACGAATCCTAGAAGGATCCGGCTCTGCTGTTATGAGAATAAACCTTGGTATAAATCCACTACTTACATGTTCTTCAGTTAATAGGAACTGAGTCTTAGTTTTAACACCGCCTACGAACATAATAAATATTGGATAGTCTACCCTGATTTCTTCCCGTCTGAGCAAACGCTTTATAGACTTACCATCGTATAGCTTTGTGAACATTTCAGACATGCCAGCCATATAATCTTTGGATGACATTACCTCTAGGAGCCCAGTAAATTCGTCACGATAATAAATCGAAGAACGCTTTGGTCTTTTGCTTAATGCTGTTGTTATACCTTCTACGGACCCATCAGTTGCTAGAATTGCTTCGTCATCAACTTCTTTTAGCAAGTCGACAGCTAAATCCATAGCTGTTGTTTTTCTAGTTAACGTTGTGTCTGCAAGTATCATGAACCATATGTTTGGAATTATGTTGCCAAATGACGTTTGCAGTTTATAGTTATTGGAGAGTATAGAGCTTAGTATTACAAATGCCCCAGCTTGGTGATACTGAATTGCAGCATCCGTTGCCTTTGTCGCCCATTTAATATAGCGTTCGACAAATGTCTCTCGACCTTGTACTATTCTTACTTCCTCTTCAGTTATTATTTCTGGAGTTACAAATGTAGGAGTTGGTGCTAGGTTGTGTTCTTCTACATCAACTACATATGCCTTCTTTACCTCGGCCCATAGTTCACCCTCGGGCCGACCATCTCTTCTGTACTTATTGCATTGGGCACCTTTAGCAACTGAGTATGTTTCTTCAATTGTTAAGCCAGCTTCGACACAAAGTTTTTCTAGGTTCCATAGTAAGTTCGACCAATCGTCATCTGGTGCTGGCACATTTGAGTACAGACCGAAAACATTATGATTGATCTTACTACTGTATCTTTGAAGTATGTCCAATGGGTCTTCTTTTGGAAGATCTATGTCCATTGGTTTCGGATCGGATGCAAATTTTAGGTTCTGAACTTCAGGATATACGTTGAAATCAGATACTCTGAACAGAGAGGTTGTTGTGTTAACTACAACGACAACCGGCGCCGTCTGAAGGTCACCATATTTGTAGTTCGGAGTGTAAGGAATTCTTAGAAGTCTACTTCTGTTCCAACATCCGATATCAGCGCCTTGATCCTTGTGGAAGTAAGCAATTCTTCTGCTTACATCTTCTGCAATGTGAGGCGCTTGTGGTTCTTCGAATCTCCAGTACCCTTGGAATTTCCCACTCGAAGATTGTACAGTTATGCTAGGAGTAATTTGTAGTACAGTAGGTGGGCAGGTGTCCAAGTCAGCCCACGCCGTGGGGCATGAAATTACATTATTGTAGTCCCGTTTTTTAGATCCTAATAAATTTGGGCAAAAATATGCATGTAAGAGTTGTTGACAATTAGCATCTACTGACGCACACATTTCATCTAGTTGTCTTGGATATTCGAAGAAAGTCTCAGTCATCCTTAGACTGGTGTGATTCTTGTAGGCTATACATACATAGCCTTCAGCTTTCCCGAATATAAGCTTGAAAAAATCACGCCTTTGTTCCACGGTATGGTTTATTATATCGCGGAAGGAGGCGTAATTTGCCATTATATCTCCCTCCGGTTAGAGAAACCCTAGTATAACACTAGGTTATACTAGGGTTTCCTACAGATATTACGGAAGGATGGAAGTATCGCCAGTCTTCTGGGTCACCCCGGCTGGCTGATATCCCTTTACCTCAAAACGTTCTGGCATATCGCGGCCAGTGTCAGGGTCTGTGGAAGCAGGCTTCTTTTGACCACGAACTACTATGGTCTTGCCTTCTAATTCTTCAACATCAGGAACGGTTATATCGCCTGCGGTAACGTCGTAACCAAGGGCTTTCATAATTTGAGACAATGAATACAGCGCACCCTCGAACAACATAACTGTGCCGTAAATGCTACGACCAGCAAACTTGCCCTCTTGGACAACAAAGCGAAGCTTCCAGTAAGGCTTGCCAACATTCTTCTTGCCAGGCTTTACTTCTTCAACGCTTCCTTCTACTATATTGCAAAGATATTTACCGCTTGGCAGAACGTCAAGAGACGTAGATTCTGCTTCCTGTGAGGATATATTAACCTTCAGAGCCATTTAGAGATCCTTCTCTTACAGCATTCCAGATTTCAGACATTGTTGGATTTTGTAGCGTTAAGGGCAGTTTATCAGTTCTATCTTTTGCAACTGTGTCTTCCGTCTGCCCGCATAGCAATACCCTCGTATTAACCCCCTCTATATCTTTCATGTAGAGATAAGTTACAATATCGAGGAATCCAGCTACTTCGTCGGCAACCTTACCTGATAGCGATGGCTTCCTACGAGTGGCGCCCGTTTTCATGTTTTTGTCTGATTTAGAAAGTGCAGTAAAAATGGTGTTCACCGGAAGGTCTCTAAATAATCTTACAAATCTGCGTATTTGTTCGATATTGATATTCCACTCGCGAATACCAGCAACGTCCGATGGTTCTTCATTCTCTTCTATCTTAGCCTTGAGAATTTTGTCCATCGACATCTTCTGACACTCAGTGAGACTATCAATAACGATAGTACTAAAACCGTGTGAGCCAGCGTATAGTTCATTGTAAAGAGATGTCATCTCGGGCCATGATTTTACCCGAACGACTTCAACATCTGAATAGCGAGAACGTAATGAGAGTGTTCCACCCTCAACGTCGACGAATAGCACACGGCGCATTTCTGGTACTGCATCGGCTGAGCCGGCTAGTGTAGTTTTTCCGGAGCCAGATTCTCCATAAACGAGCATGTTAAAGAATGGTGCACTTTCTTTAACTCGTTTGATTTGCAGACCTGCAATGCTAGCTAGAGACACAGCAAATCCCTTTTGTCTTGTTTGTCCGGATATGTCACCATTGCCAATCATTTTCAACAGATCTGATTAGCATACCATGTGAGATCCGTATGACACAAGACTAGGCTTTATTCACACGTGTCTATGAGTGTCGACCAGTCTGGCTCAAGGTATATCATCTTTGATGGAAAATGTACTCGGGAGACAGTTGCTATCACTGTACGAGAATTGTCTTCGTCATACAGTTCGTATTCGTCACCTACCATAGGATATACAGGTTCATCTACGTCACTAAAAAATACAGATTGAGTGTTTGCAACATTATCAGAATTCCACTTAGCCCTTATCATTTCTTTGGCCTGTGCTGACAATCACATTGATTAGAGCCCATACACTTATCGTGCATTTCACCCTTACAATTACTACATACAAACCTCATGTATGACCTCGTCCTGGATAGATTATCCTTTATGGTAGATCTAACGTACTCACTTACTGTGCATTCATGCAATTTTGCAAGTGTGCGTAGATTTTCCATATCTGCATCTGTTATTCTTACAGATAAGATCACATCTCTCTTTGTCATTCTATCTCCACCGAACCATCAGGCCAGATTTTAATTATCAATTTATTGTTTGCTCTGGCATATCTAATAGTTGCCCATGTACCGGAATGTAGCTTTTCAAAGAATGTGTCTGGGATTCCTATAAGAGCATGACACTCACTAGCTATATCAGCGTTACGCTCTAAGTATTCTCTAGGCTCTCGGATTTCGTGATTGCCTATGCCGGTGAAAGCTCTCAGAGAAGCACCTATTGGTGGATGGCATATTATCTTATATCCGAATTCAGCACCTAACAAGAATGATACTTCGTCGGCACCGATACAATCGCCATGATGTAGCACAGGATTTGATGTTAACTCAGACCAAAGCCTCATCAAGGATTTTAGTGATGTATATTGGTTTTCCGTTATTGAACTTCTTCGTCCTGTTATTCCAAGATGATTCATTGTTCTAGTTCTCGTATTCTCGCTGCTAGGACAGCAGCTAAATTAGAAACTGCTTCCAATATAGAAGGTCCGCTAGCATCGTAATCTCCGTCAACAGCAGATACACACCATTTACATGTATCATCATACCAAATGTAAATCCCCTCGTGGCATACGTTAGTTTCCATTTAGCACTTCCAATGTTCTTTTAGCTTGTTCAATTGACTCTTCTATTTTAAGAATAATCAGATCAAAAGCACCATCGTCATTTTGTTCGTCGCCTATGTCTTTGAGGACATCCTCCATTGCAAGAATATAACCGTGAACGTACGCAATGGTTTCAGGATATGATTGCGGAGAGTGTTTGATAGTTTCCCACTTTGTGTGTCCACTCATGGCAAACTCCCTATTACCTTATCTATGAACTTATCTACGCGCTTGCGTTCGTTCAAATAATCTTCACGCAAGGTGCGTACGTCGGATACACCACCGTAATGCACATTCAGAGCTTCCAGCAACTCGCGAGCCAGATCGTCAGGAATTCTAATTGCCGGCTCGATATAGGTTGCTTGTGGTGCAATCTCGTATTCTACCTGTATTGGCTTGGCAACTAGTAGTCCACTATCAGTCTTCTTACCAAAAGTTAATGAGACGCTATTATAGAGTGCATTTCTATCTACATGTACTTTCCATGTCATTCTGTACTCGCAGGTTTCTCTTCGTAATAGTGGACGGGGCGCCTTTCGAATAGATTCTCAAACATGTATTCCACATCTTCACCCATGTTCGTTCCGATACATGGTTGTTGGAATAGGCATGTTGGGCAGCTAAACCTACCAGCCTGCGGGTATATGCGCGGTGCACCAACAATGTCCATACATTCATATGCTATATTTAATCCAGCATTTTTTAGTTCATTTGTGTTACGATGAATCTGGTGACGCTGTGTAAACTTAGGTCCATCTATTTTGAGCCATTCGAGGTATTCATCATAGAGTCCCATGTCGTATGCTTCGAAATCCTCAGCCTCTACGACTTCCTTGAATATCTTTACACTGCTAAGATTCTGTTTGTTAGTGCTGAACATTCTGCCCTTGTAAGCACGCTGCAATCTTTCTGGTGCTTTAGGCCATGACTTCTTGAACTCTACGTATACGAACCCAGCAATGTCAATACCCATGCTCCACAGAGCCCAGGCATACGACGTGATTTGATCATCTAACTGAAGGAACGATGCTTCCTTATCTTCGTCTAAGATTCTGCTAGTTGTCTTCCAATCCGCAATCCAGTATCTATCATGCTGATCCTTGAAAAGCGCGTCCAACCTACCGCCGTATGTTACCGGAAGACCTGGCCATTTTTCTTTATCAAGTGATACTAACATATCGAAGTTGAAGTACTTACGTACTCTATCAACCAGTTGATTTTTAAATTGGAAATCCTTGATCTTCTTTTGACATCGTTCACATTTGCAAAAAACTGGGTTCCCATTCTCGTCTTTAATGGGAACTTCAAACGCAACTTCTACCTCAACTGGCGTCCAGTCTGCATCGTACAGTGGAGCAACATCATCAAAGTAGTAGCTTAGCATATTGTTACCAAGTTCAACGCGATCTCGGTATCGAGCAGTAGTCTCCCAGCTTGGATCACCATTAAGTCTCTTGTATTCTTTAAACTGTGCATCACAAGAATGCTTAAAAGCAACCATGGCTAGTTGTCGTGCAGTTTCCTTGTCATGCCATGTCTCCGGTTGGTAGTAATATTCCATAGCCTTATGGAATGCTACACCAAACTCAAGAGGTTCTGGCGTTACCAGAGGATAGAACATTCTGCGATAAGTCCAGTCCCAACGGCGCCGGCAAGACCGGAACGCACGCCTCTCTGACGTGTGTACAGAATGAACTAACTTGTTATCGATGTACCACTGAGTGTCCATGCTCATTCAATATACCATTCAATCTTGAGGTTACTGAACCAAGTTCCCACTGTGCCTTATTCTTTGCTTTCATATTGTGGTTCAACAGACTTAGTAGGTGAGTGCAAAGTGAAAATAGTTCGTCCGCTTCCTTGTTAAGTCTAACAATTTCTGATTGATAATCCATCTCATTCTCGGCATTCATTTTGAATCTTCCTTATTACTTATAAAATCAACAGTACATCCGATGGCTTCTGCCAACCTGTCCTTTATTTCTTTGTACTTAGGTAAATATCCAATTCCGTATTCCGACGCCAACTTGTCAAATTCTCTAAATATACCAATGATATCATTGATTACGTCTAGGCTATCTGATCCCTCTACATACAAAAATATTTGATCTGCTAAAGGACTATACCTGACATTTGTTATTGGCATTATTAGTGTTGTATCTGATACCTTTACAACAACCTCATTATTCCTGCGCTTGCTTAATAATTCTACTAACTTATCTCTCCTCATCGGCTTCCACTATCTCCCAATTGTCAATCCTAGATACATATGTATCAGCCAACTCATAGAGTTCTACATCGCCATTTTCCACATCACACTTATCAATTTCAAGAGCTTCTTCAAGTGAATGAATATTGGATGTAGAATACATATCAGAACTGAGGTTTGGTACATATTCCCAAACCTCAGTTCGTGTTAATCTAATCTTTCTTCCCACCAAAGTCATCCAAATCTCTGAGTCTTGCTGGACCCTTACATGTAGAGTTCTTATCATCATAGCGACGTATGATTAGACATACCGAACAATGTTTATGCTTTATTACTGCGTTTGGTTCTGCCCATTCATGTCTAGTCATCTTCATCATCGTCTTCGTCGATTGTAATAAGCTCATCACTATCGTCGTCGCCAATAAGCTTCTTGATCCAGGACCACTTTTGTAGTAGTCTCTTGGCTCGCTTAATGTCTACAGTGTGACGCGATCGGATGTCGATAACCTGCACAGCATTAGGCTGCCCGATCCTGTGGAGTCGGTCCTCGGCCTGAACATTAATCGATGGGGACCAGCCACGGTCGGTAAAAATCACAATTGAGGCTGCCGTCAAAGTAATACCTACACCACCAGCAGCTATAGTTCCCGCAAATACTTGAAGTTTGCCAGCTTGGAAATCATCTACTATTTTCTCGCGGTCCTTAGCGCTGGTGTCTCCAGTATAGATACCGTGAGAAATCTTAGCTTTTTCCAATCTCTTTGCTAGCAGTTTGATCATTTGTGAGAATTGAGAAAAGACTACAATGGGTTGCCTTGTGTCTGCTATCAATTCCATCACTGCATCGAGCTTACTTGATGGTTCTGACAAATGCATCTTGCCTGTGGACTCGTCTACCTCAGCGAACGCACAGGCAAATTGTTGTAGTCTTGTAAGTTGTGCAATAACCACAGGAGCACTAATTGGTTCACGTTCGTGCTCACCTACCCATGCAAGCATTTGCTTGCGCATAGATTCGTATGCGCGTTCTTGCATTGGGCTCATGTCCACATCTATAGTAGTATAATACTTATCTGGAAGATCTGGTAATACGTCTTCTTTTTTCCTACGAATGTAGAATCCATCCATCTGTTTATGAAGTTCATCTACATAAGCAATTCCTACTACCTGTCTATATCCATTGTAAGTATTGAATACGATGTGTCTATTGAAATAGGTCCAGTATGAGGACCAGAATTTTGGATACAACCAATTTAATATGCTCCACAGGTCATCTGGCTTATCGAATGCTGGAGTGCCAGACAGACCAGTGCGATTATCACCCTGTATCTTCTTCAGAGCAACAGTTTGTTTCGATTTCCTATTCTGAATGGAATGTATCTCGTCACCGATTATGTGAAACCATCTTCTTTTTGCTAGTTCAGGCATGAGCCTAAGTGCTGGCCAGTGGCAAATAAACACATCACCATCACCGGACAATACAGCATCTATGAATGGCTGTCTCTTTTTGTTGTCAATTGCTACTATATTGAGAGATGGAGCCATAGCTTCCCAGTGATTTTTCCAGGATGGAACAACTGCCAATGGTGCTACTACCAATGTTTTGAGAATTTCTGTTTCTGGAAGAGTGGCACGTCGGTGCAAGTCTAATGATATTGCTTGTACGGTTTTACCCAATCCCATATCATCGCCAAGCAAGATACATCTTACGTTTCGAAAGTTTTCTACAGTATATCGTTGAAATGGGTACAATTCCAGCATTCTTTTCACCTCCTTACTTAGTATTCGTCATCTAGAAAACTTGGTGACCAGTGTGCGGTGCCACCAGAATCATCTTTTATTTCAAATAATCCCATAGCTGACAAAGCACGCCCACGATGCCATTCGTATTTTATACCGTCAACTTCTAACTTTATGCTATGTATGTTATCGTCAGCTATTGTTATAGCCATGCCGTCTTTTGTTACTCTTTCTGTGACGCTCAGTGTGTTTCACCTCCTACCTAATCATCTTCTAGTAGATCTTGGCTCCATAACGTAGTTGCTTCAAAGTCATCTCTTATCTGAAAGAATCCAAGTGGAATGCTATCATTGATTGCATCATATGTTGATGTTACACCGTCAACTACTATTTCCATTCTTATAATAGTATCGTTCCATGCTTCAATTTTCATTCCATCTTTTACGTAAGTGCTGATCTCCATAACTTAGC